GTAGCCGGTTGAAATTCCTTCCTCTCGACACTAGCAAAATAAAAGAGACAAAAGATGCACAGCTGAAGGATCAATTCGATGAATGGCTGGCGCGTATCGTGTGTTACTGCTTCAGCGTTCCTGTCACAGCATTCGTAAAAGAGACTAACCGCGCAACAGCAGGAACCGTGCAAGAAGCTGCCACAGCAGAAGGGCTTGTGCCACTGATGCGTTGGGTGAAGAATGCCATAGATTTTATCATTCGTTCGCACATTGGCAACGACGACATCGAATTCAATTGGAATAAAAATGAAGATATCGATCCTCTTGTGCAGGCGCAGATTGATCAAATCTATGTTGGTTCAGGAATAAGAACAGCTATCGCTGTACATATAGAGCGAGGATGGGATGATGCGGACAAACCACCAACGGCTGAAGAAAAAGCAGCGCAGGATCAAACAAAAGCAGCGCAGACTCATGCGAATGCATTAGAATTAACCGCAACAAAACAACCAGAAGGAGAGCAACATGGGAGCAAAGTTTAAGATCGGCCAGGCAGTAAAACAAGTGATGCCAGCCCCTATTGCGGGCGTGGTTTCAGCGTTGGAGTTTAACGGCGACGACATCCAATACGTCGTTAACTACAAAGGGTCCGACGGTGAAGATCACGTCCAGCCATTTATCGAAGAAGAACTGGAGGCTGAATAACATGAACCACGCAGAAAAAACAACATGCATCGCGGATGAAAGCGCCGCAGTAGGTATGGGTGTCAGCGCGGCGGAAATGGTCGACGCAGAAGGATTTTATACTGTGGCGTGCACTGGACCACGAGAGGAATTTCGTGATGAGTACTGCAGCTTACGTGACAAAGTGATTGACCTGCAAACACGTAAAATTAGCGCATGGGCGCGATTTAAAATGTGGTTCAAAGCTTCCACCGTGAATCGTGAAATTGAAATCATGCAACGGATGATGGCGAGCATGGTTGAACCAAAGTGGACCGATGAAATCATCAACGTAGTCTGCACCGAAGGCAAGAACGCAGCATTTCAGGCGATATTTAAGGCAAGCGCGTTTACATCTACGGTGTACATGGGGTTGATCGGCAACGTAACGTACAGCGCTCCTGTTGCTGGCAACACCGCAGCGGCCATTGCGACTTCTGCGTCGGCCAATAGCTGGAACGAAGCAGCAGCAGCAACTTCCGCAGCACGGCAGGCACCTTCCTTTGCAGCTCCGGCGTCAGGTGCAGTGTCTCTGTCGGCAGCACGCACATTCAGTATGCTGGCAACCGATACGATCAACGGGTGCTTCGTGCTTATCACTTCCGTCGCGCTTGTGGCTCCGGCTGCAACTGTCGCAAGTACCGCTGGTTCGTTGTGGTCAGCTGGACCATTCACAGGTGGTGCAAAAGCTGTTGCGAACGGCGACACCCTGAACGTATCCTACACAGCGAGCATGTAATACTTAGGCGGCTTACGCCGCTACATTAACCTTCCAGATTGACAACTAATCATGACAATTACGACAGTAGACGGAATAATCGCTGCCGCAAAACAGCGGATATTGATAAATAGATCAGCCTCACGCACCGCAGTTGCAGCTGCACCATTCAGTGTATTTGATCTGGCAGGTGTTCCTGGCGGCGGTGTGCTTGCTGGTACGAGTACAACTACGGGTGTAGTTCCTATCGATGCAACAGCCGGATGCCCAGTGATCAATGCTTTTGGTGGCAGCAATACCGGCTACATCTCGCGCATAGAAGGAAACAGCCAAGTATCCTGCCGCATTCAGCTTTATGACATGCTATGGAAGGCTGGCGCTTATGCATACAACGTCAGCACGTCCGGTAATAGTCCGACCAGTTATTCTAGCCGCGTGCCGGGTGGCACGGACTATACCGGGCTTGAGTTATGGCTTGAACAAGTCACAGCGGGCACGTTGGTGCAGAACGTCAACGTAAACTACAACAACGAATCAGGCACGGCTCACAGTACAGGTGTAATTGCCTGCCCTGCCGCCATGATCTTAGGCCGTATGTTTCAAATTCCTTTATTGGCTGGCGACAAGGGTATACAGGGCGTTACTGGTGTGGCAGGTTCGGTAGCTTCTGCTGGCACATTTAACTTGCTGGTGATGCGGCCATTGGGAGAAGTTCGCATCCGTGTTGCCAACGACGGAATTGTACAGGATGCGCTATCGACCGGCCTGCCGATTGTGTTCACGGATAGTGCGCTGGTGATGATTGTGAGTGCTGATAGCACGGCAACTAGTGTGCCGGAATTGGTTATTGATGTAATCAACGGCTAAGATGAGCAACAGCCTTTTACTGGGCGCCGGAGGTAATAACAACATACTCCAGCTATCCGCCGCTGTACCGGACATCACTGCTGGCGTGCTGCTGACGTGCTGGACAAAAAATCCTGTTCATGCTGCCTATCCCTACTCGGAGCCTAATAAGTACCCATTCACCGTAAAAGGAACTAACTGGGGCATCTGGTGCGTGACGGGGAATATGTTTGCGACGAACTCGCCGACAGATTCCTATTTCAACCAGAACGTAACTGTGCTCGGCATAGGTGACTATATGGGGTACATCACCCAAGTGGCTGCCGAAGATCAGTACATCGGTTGGGTGTTCAGTGCTTGGCAATTTATTGTCGATAGCACGAATGGCATCGTCATGCGGCAGTGGGTCAAGTTTGGCGTAGGTTCACCGTTTGTCTATAACGAAGCGACTATTACGGTAGCGAGTTATCAATCGCTGACCAGTCAGCCGACATGGACACCAGGTGCGCTGAGCAGTATCGGAATCGGCGGTGATGTACAAACGGGCGATGCCAATGTCTTTAGCATGACCCACATGAAGGTGTTTAGCCGCTCAACTAAGCCGACTGAAGCTGAAATAAATGCCATCGCGCTGCAAACTTCTGTCGACACCTCGGCATGGGGTGACTACCTGATGGAATGGGTATCCGGCGCGGCGGATATATCGGATAGATCAGGAAATAGCAGAAATTTGTCAGTCGGGCTGGGTACAGTTTCATCGGGTCTTGACGATACGATTTTAGTGCCTGCCGGATATGCGGTCAGACAATCTCCGATTAAAGTTTTTTACGGCGGCACATCTGCCGGTACGCTGGCTGCCAGCTTTGAAGTGCTGCCCGTGGCCGGCAATCTCATTGTTGTTGAAGGCGGCTCATCGACAAATAATGGCTCGATTATAATTTCGGACAATAAGGGTAATAATTTTACAGTTATTGTCAGTAATCCAGCGGGCGGAGATCAGCCATTTATTGCCTACTTGGTGGTTCCGGCGACATATACCGGCACCTATACAGTTGCTGCGACAGGTCTTGGCGTATCAGCAGGTATGCGCATATTCGAATGGCAGGGCAATGCGGCTGCCCCGCTAGATTGGGCGGCGACCCCGCGCGACTTAAGCACATCACTGACTATTCCGGCACCCGCTGCTGATACCTACGCGGGCACGCTGATCGTTAGCTCAATAGAGACACCCGGTGGCTTTAGCGCGCAGCCTATATATCCGGCAGGATGGTATTGCGATGGAAATGACAACGGCGGGAATGGAACTGCCGCTCGCAAAATAACATACGCAGTTGCAACAGAATCAATCCCATGGGCCGTGCAGGCAAGCAGCCCGACGTTTGCCGGTGCGATGGTTGGGCTCCGGCCTTATGTTGCCAACCCACCCCCACTGATTACCCAACAGCCACAATCGCAAGTCGTGAAAATAGGCGGCACTGCAACATTTAATGTGATCGACACTTATGCGACTAGTTACCAGTGGCAACTTTTCAGTGGGACATGGGGGAATATCAGCGGTGCCACATCATCAAGCTACACGACAGGTACACTTGCGAGTGGTGATGACGGCTCGCTTCGCCGGTGCGTTACGACAAATGCTTACGGCACGGCAACATCGCAGCAAGCGGGCCTGACCGTCCACAACGCACAGAATATCTGGCGGAGGAGTCATGGCTAGAATTACCAGCAGTGACCTAATCAAGAAAAAGAACAGCGGTGTATCGCAGACCGTGGCGGGCAATGCGTTTTTTGAGGTAGCTGCTACAGGAGGAGCAAGCACTTCTGAAGCAGCGTCAGCAGCAGACACAGCCAGCGCATTAAATTCATCCGTAGAAAGTGTATCTGAATCAGCGTCAGCAGCAGACACAGCCAGCGCATTAAATTCATCCGTAGAAAGTGTATCTGAATCAGCGTCAGCAGCAAACACAGCCAGCGCGTTAAATTCATCCGTAGAAAGTGTATCTGAATCTGCGTCAGCATCAGACGCACCCACGGCAACCAGTGTGCAGGTTGTGGCAGATACAGAGGCCGCGGCAGCAGCGGAAACGTCATCAAACGCTTTGAGTTCTGTTGTCGCAACCAGCGAGACATCAGCAGCGAGTGACGCACAAACTGCGTTAAATTCATCCGTAGAAAGTGTATCTGAATCTGCGTCTTCAACAGACACATCCGGCGCATTAAATTCCTCCGTTGAAAGCACTTCTGAATCAGCAACAGCGAGTGACGCAAATAGCGCCAATGCAAGCATCGTTGTTGCTGATTCAGAAAGTGGTTCGTCGTCTGACGCAGCCAGTGCAACCACAACAGCAGGAGGAGTAAGCTCAACAGAGACTGCTTCCGGCGCAGACACATCCAGCGCATTGAATTCGTCCGTTGAAAGCACTTCTGAATCTGCGGCTTCATCATCAACCCAAACGAATACGCTGAGCACAGGAACATCAGATACGGAATCAGTGACAGCAGGCGACACAACATCGGCAACATCCGGCGCAACACAAAATATTAGCGAAACAGCAACAGCATCAGAGATAGAATCTGTTGCAGCGAATCTTGTTGTTGCGGGCACAGAGACTTCTTCAGGCGCGGACACACCAACAGCATTGACTTCGATCGTTGTGACCGACACAGAAACAGCAACAGGAGCATCAACAACAGACGCAACATCTTCCGGCGCTGGTGTGTCAGTGAACGAAGCTGCTTCCGGCGCTGATGTGCAAGCTGCTGTGTCTGCGCAGGCAGCGCAAAATGCGGAGACGGGTAGCGCAGTAGACACGCCTTCTGTTTCAGCGGTGTTGGTCGTGTCGTCTTCGGAATCAGGCAACGCGGCAGACCAGTCAATTGCTACACAAGTGTGGCAGGTTGCAATCACTGCTGTCGCGTCTGCGATAGACACGCTGGATTCGATTATAAACGTTATAATTATTTACATAACATCGATGCTGTTTAAGAATGCCGCACGCTCGGCAGTCTTCGAACAACAACATCGTGGCGCAATTTTCAAATTAGCACTGCGTACAATGAAATTCAAAGAGCAACAACATCGTGGCGCAATTTTCAAATTAGCACTGCGTACAATGAAATTTAAACGGAGGTTATAATGGCAGACATCATAAACGAAAGAACAACCAGTTACATCGAGGTTGAATTGTTGGACAAGGGTGGTGTGCTTGCATACCCAGCTTCAATAGTGTACAGCACGTACTGCAAAACTAATGGCACACCGATAAAGACCAATGTTGCTGTGCCTGCCGCATCCGTTGTAAATATCACTCTTGATTCGACAGATTCGGCGATAATTAACAGCGCGAACGCGACAGAAGACAAAATTCTCACTGTGAAGGCAACGTATAATACAAATGATGAATTGAATTCGGAATACAACTGGACTGTTAAAAACTTACAAGGAGTTTAGCAATGAAGAGAACTATATTTGTGCTTATGATTACTTTAATGGCGGCGTTGATCGTACTGTGGTCGCCGTTTGGAAGAGCGTCGGAATTTAACATGACGAAGTGCTCTGTGACATTTTCACCAAATGGTGGAACAGCCGCAGCAATAATTGCCGGCATTGACAACGCGAAACGAACTGTGCGTGTGCTTACCTACAGCTTCACCAGCACAGCAATTGCGGATGCACTGATAAATGCTCATAAACGAGGTGTCGATGTTGCTGTGGTGATCGACAAGACAGCAGCGACGGGGAACGGTTCTGCCCTTCCTATGTTACAAGTTGCTGGTGTGCCATACAAGGTTGACAGAGTGCACGCGATTGCTCATAACAAGACAATCATCATCGATAACACTTGGGTAGAAACTGGTTCGTACAATTACAGCATCGCTGCCGAAAAGAGCAACGCTGAAAATGCATTGATCTGCAAATCAACAGCGGCGTATGCGTTCTACCGTGCTGACTGGGAAAAGCATTGGGCGCACTCGAAGGACAAATAAACCATGAAGTGCGATTGCGACCAATGTGAATTGGAAAGAATTCATCCTCTGCCTAAGCCTCCTTCTGGATTAATTCCAGGAACTGGGTATTTTGACGTGAAGACAAAGAGGTCTGACATATCTGCATGGTACTCGGCTTGTGTTGAGTGGAAAATAAAACATGGAGGATGGCACTGATGCCTATTCAACAATGTACGCTGCCGGATGGCCGCAAGGGATTCAAATGGGGGTCTTCAGGCAAGTGTTATGCACTGAAGGCGAAAGCTGAAGCACAGGCAGCTGCTATTCATGCGTCTGGCTGGAATGGCAAGATGCTGAATTCATTATTTCAAAAGAGCCTAATTGCCGCAGCAAATTCGACCGTGGAGAAGGTTGATCTTGTCAGTGTCCTGCTCAAAGTCAAAAAGCCAAAACCCCGCCAGCTAAAGTCAGCACCGCGTAGCCTGATTGCCGCAAGCAAGAAAAAACTGGCAGGAAAATTGACAGCTTACTTCGCCAGCCAAAAGTCGCGCATCATCGTGCAGGTGTTGGCTGGTTACAAAGAGCCTGCGAAAAAGAGCCTTTTGGTTCACGCGCTCTTCAAATCCAAGACCCCAGAAGAACTCGTTGCACAAGTTCAGCTCGAAGGTTGGAGTGCAATTGTTGATGAAGAAATAACACCTGAAGTGGAAGCAGCATTCAACGCGGCAGGCATGTCCGCCCTCGAATCTCTGAACATGCCAATAACTTCCGACATGACGGATTTGGTGAATGAGCGCGCGTCGCTTTATGCCGAAGAATTGTCGGCGCAACTTGTGACAGACATCGACGACAGCACGCGTGAAATGATTCGCAGCAAAGTACAGCAAGCGGTGGACGAAGGATGGTCGTCGAGTGAGTTGTCGGAAGCATTGGCAGACAGTCGCGCATTCGACCCAGCACGTGCTGAACTGATTGCAGATTATGAACTTGGATCCGCGCTTGAAGCTGGCAATCTTGTCGGGTGGCAGGCCAGCGGCGTCGTGCAAGGCAAGCAGTGGCTGACGGCAGACGATGATCTTGTTTCGGATGAATGCCAGGCCAACGCGGATCAGGGTGTTATTCCATTGGATGAAGAGTTTCAGAGCGGGGACGACGCCCCCTTGGCCCACCCTTATTGTAGGTGCGTTATTGTAGGTGCCGTTCAAGAAGACAATTCTGATCAATAAATATGTTGCTTTTTAATTAGATGCGACGCATAATTGCGCGAACATGAAAGGATTTTCCATGAAAGTATTTGCCCAGCTGTCAAAAGTCGATGTTGAAAAACGTTTAGTTTATGGCCGCGCTGCACAAGAGACACCAGATCATTCTGGCGAGGTGATGGACTACGAACAATCAAAACCGAATTTTGTTAAGTGGTCCGATGAAATGTCTAAGGCCACTGGTGGCGCATCCCAAGGCAATATACGCGCAATGCACGGAAATGTTGCGGCTGGCAAAGTTCAAGAATTAATTTACAACGATGATGAACATGCCATTGATGTTGTCGCAAAGATCGTCGACGACAATGAATGGTCGAAGGTGCTTGAAGGTGTGTATACTGGCTTCTCCATTGGAGGCAAGTACGGCGCTCGTGTTACAAAAGGGGCCTTTAAACATTACGAAGCGATCCCTTCGGAAATATCTCTCGTCGATCGTCCTTGCATTCCTACTGCAACTTTCTTCGACATTCAAAAAGCTGATGGCACTGTGATGCAGAAGTCATTCCAAATAAAAGGAGAAACAACAATGCCAACCGAAATCGAATATCAAGTCGAAGGAACTCCCGAGCAAGCTGACGCGCTGGCGAAGCTGCTTTCCGAAAACAAATTGTCAATTGGTGATGCTGTTGCAGCTGTTGAGAAGGCGCTGATAAAATCTGTTGACGCAATGGTGGCGGTTGATCTTGCTGTAGCAGGTTACGACAAGACAATTCTCTGCAAAATGAATGGTGATGAAATTATTGCGCTAAATGTGCTCGAAAAGCTAGCACCATTCGCAGACCCTGCAAACAACAAATATCCAATTGATAACCCCGCGCAGATAAAAGCCGCGTGGACATACATCAACATGGAAAAGAATTCCGGCAAGTACACCGCAGAGGGCCTGCTTGATGTTAAAAAAGCAATCAGCGATGCATGGAAAGAAAAGATCGACAAAGCCGGCCCGCCAGCAGTTGAAAAAGCGGCGGAGATAAAAGACCTTGAAAAAGGAGATTTTCCTGGCCATGAATTCCATGGCAACCAATACGCGGGAGGTTCTGGTGGAACTGAAGCGAGCGCTAAATCTGGCGCAGCTCATGAGGCTTCAAAGACTGCAAGCACAGCTAAAGAGCATGCAGCTGCTGCTTCTAATCATGCATCTGCGGCAAAGGCTCAAGAAGCGGCTGGCAATACAAATGCCGCCGCATATCATGAAGCCGCTGCGGCTTATCACACGAAAATGGCGGATAAAAAATCAAATAAAGCTTTAAACATAGGTGATCTTAAAAAAGACATCATCTCAGTTTCAATGCTTGGCGACATGCTGCAAAGTCTGTATTATCTTGCAGGCCAATGCGTGCGTGAGTCTGCTATCGAAGGTGATGATTCGCCTATCCCAGCACGCCTGAAACAGGTCGTGCTTGACATTGCTGGCATTTACAAGGACATGGCAAGCGAAGAGGCCGACGAGCTACTGGAAGACTTGTATTCAAACGATGAGCCAGTTCCCGAAGTGATGCAAATGGCGCGTGACTTGGCGAATGATCTTATTAAGGTCGGCGCACGCAACAGTGCAGCAGACAAAGACATGCTGCAAAAAATGCACGATTTAACAAGCAAGTTGGGTGCGACATGCGCAACGATTGATGAGCCTGAACAGGCTGACGCGGGTGCTGGGCTTGACACAAAAGACTCGGCACAGAGCACAAATATTCAAATGGCGCAAGCTGAACAGGCTGGCGACCTGACTAAGGTGGCAACAAGTCAAGAAGTTCTTACGAAAATGGTTGCGGATGCAATGTTGCCGCTAAACAAGGCACTTTCTGACGCAATGGAAAAAATTGCAAAACTTGAAGCGCAACCGCTTCCCGCGAAAGGCGTTCTGCGCGTGGTAGGAAAAGAAAATGATTCTGCAACAGAAGTAAAGAAAGTTGAAATAGCGCCTGTTGTTGGCCAAGACGGGAAAATTAACGAAGCAGCAACAATGTTCAAATCGATTCACTCACATGGTGGCGCCCCTTTGATCGGTGGGTTCCGTAATACTAACTAACAAGCCCGCACAGCGGATCACTAACCAACCTTAGTCACACCCGCCTCTAACACTGCGAAGTGCTGGGGCGACCGAATAAAACCTAACGCCGCGAGGCACTGGAGAACGAAATGGCAGACAATGTAAACCCACAAGCAGTTATTGACGCGACACTTGCGTTGATCAAATCTTCGCAGCAAACACCAAACAACGAACTTGCTAAAGCATGGACACAATCCGGCTCAGCAATTTCCGGCATCACAGCCTACGACCTGGAAGCAGGCGCGAAGTTGTTGTATCCAGTTATCACTCCGTTGCGCAACCGCATTCCCCGCACCAGCGGCAAGGGCGGTATTCAAGCCAACTGGCGCGCCATCACTGGCGTCAACACAGGCAATTTGAGCGTTGGTGTTGGTGGTGGTAACCGTTCTGGCGTTATGTCCAGCACCACAAAAGATTACATCGCAGCATATCGCACGATCGGCCTGGAAGATTACGCCACATTCGAAGCTGAATTGGCCGCGCAGGGTTTTGACGATCTGAAGGCACGCGCTGTCGAAGGTCTGTTGCGTGCGTTGATGATTGGCGAAGAAAAAGTGATCGTTGGTGGAAACTCTTCGGTTGCTCTTGGCACCACACCAACACCAACCCTGGCAACAGCGACCACTGGCGGCACCATCGCTAACGCGGCAGCATACTCTGTTATCTGTGTGGCATTGACATTTGAAGGCTATCAGGCGTCTTCTGTCTCTGCAACAGGCGTTATCGGTGCAGTAACTCGTACCAATGCTGATGCGTCCACTGATACATATGGCGGCGGTTCTGCTCAACAATCAGCAAGTGCTACTGTGGCGACCACTGGCTCAGGCACTTCGACCGTATCTGCTTCGGTAACGCCAGTTAAAGGCGCGTTTGCCTATGCGTGGTTCGGTGGTGCCACAGCTGGTACAGAACGCATCGCTGCGATCACTACAATCAACAGCGTGGTTATCACAGCAGCACCGTCCGGCACTAACCAGCTGGCCTCTGCGATTGCATCTCCTTCGCAGGACAACTCGTTGAACACTTTTGTGTTCGACGGTGTGTTGACACAAATCAATACAGCCAACTCAAACAGCTATATTGCAACAATGGCAACCGGCACAGCAGGCACCGGCACTCCATTGACAAGCGATACTGCTGGCGGCATCGTTGAAATTGACACCGCGCTGAAATCTTTCTGGGACAATTATCGTTTATCACCAACTGACATTTATGTTTCAAGTCAGGAAATGATGAATATCACCAAAAAGATTCTGGCAGCAAGCTCTACCGCTGCTCAACGTTTTGTGTTTAACAGCGACCAAGGTATGTTGGCTGGCGGCTCGATGGTTCGCAGTTACTTGAACAAGTTCGCAATGGACGGCGCGGTGGAAATCCCAGTGCGTCTGCATCCAAATATGCCGTCTGGCACGATCATGTTCTTCTGCGATCGTCTTCCATACCCATTGAGCAACGTGTCAAATGTTCTGCAGATTCGCGCCCGTCGCGATTACTACCAGATCGAATGGCCACTGCGCTCACGCAAATATGAGTACGGTGTCTACGCAGACGAAGTGTTGCAAAACTACTTCCCTCCTGCATTTGGTATGATCACAAACATTGCGAACGGTTGATCGAGTAGCGTAACAATATTCTTTCTTTCAAAATGCCGAAGGAAAGAATGTTATTTACACTGGAGGAAACATGAAAGTATATATCCCACAAGGCTCCACAGAAGTTTCAGTTCGCGGCATGACAATGAAGGCAGAAACTGACGGTTCCATTGAAGTGCCGCACGAAGTTGCTCAAGAGTTGGCAAGCGTAGGGTGTTCGTTTGTGCCGCATACAAAGTCTCTCACAAAGGATCAGCAAACATCCGCTGACAAAGCCAAGGCAAGTGCGCGTTTGAGCTATGACAATGCTGTGGTGGCGCGTGATGCGGCGCGTTCCGATTTGTTCGAGACCGAAGGGCGTGGCGACAATAAAGCCACAAAAGATGCCAAGGCAAAACTCGATCAAGCCGAAGCGAATGTTGTTGAACTAGGAGCGAAGCTATGAAACTGAATGTCCCCAAAGAGTTCATTGGCGAAGTGCGTGATGCAGACGGCAAACAATACATGCCAGTTGATGGTGTCGTTGATGTTCCTGACAATAAGGTCACTGATAGTATGTGGGCTTATGGTTTTTCTCGTGTTGAGATTGTTGCACGCGCTGTGGCTTTTAACAACACGAAGGATTGATCGAAATGATCGCCGGTGATTTGACAACGTTGGCAAATGCTAAGTCATGGTTGGCTGTGTCGACCACGAATGACGACGCGCTCCTGTCGCGATTGATCACCGCATCAAGCCAATATATTCAATCGTGGCTCAACAGAACGTTCGCGGTTGTGTCGCAGACAGAAGCTCGCAATGGCACAGGCACTCAAACTATGATGTTTGGTGACTACCCTGTCGTGTCCGTGCAATCGGTTGTGGTAAATGGCACAAATGTCCCTGCGTCTTCCGATGGGATCAGCGCGGGTTATGTTTTTGACGCAAAAACAATTTACTTGATCGGATATGTATTCCCAATGGGAATGCAGAATGTCAAGATCACATATACGCACGGCTATCAGCGCACGGCAGAAGCTTCGTCAATTCCTTCCGCGCCAGTTTATGCGGTTCCTGTTTCATCGCTACAATTTCCATGG